ATAACAAACCTGATTATGAAACGAATTGAAGTAATTACAACTGAATCCCGATTGGAAGTTTATTGTTATCGAACATTTCTTGATTTTGAAAATCTTAAGGTTCTTGATCTTTGGAAGAAAAATAGAAATAATACTGATGTGGTGAGATCTATTACTCGTCCGTTTTATGACTTGGTTCATTCTCTTTCAGTACCTTCGGGATTTATTACTGAGAGGGCTTTGGAAAAGAAGAAAACTGATCATACTTGGGTACTATGTAGAGATCATTGTTATTCTCCGCAATTCATTTATCAGATGTTAATGGATAATCATGAACTATATGTAAATGATTATGATAAGTATTTTCAGATATTTAAAACAGCATGTACTACCATTGACATTTTATCTGAACAAAATAAAAGTCTTTCTCTTCTAACTTCAAATAGGGGAGGAAAATATAAAGTTTATGTACCAACTGATAAAAAATATCAGTATTTGGATATTAAACTTGTATCGAGAAATTATGGAAGACAGTGGTATAATAAACCAGCAGATCCTGTTGATAATTATATTATAACTCCACAGGAACTTTTGGATTACGAAAAAGGATTTTTGGCAAAATAATATGTTATCTATTGAAGATGCAATTTGGGCAGCAGATCAATTTATAAAATACTACTCTAAGTTTAATCGTATCGATGATTATCTTCGATATGTTAAAAGGAGTAGAATGGATAATGCATCTGGAAAATTGTTCGGACCTGAAGATGAGATTTTTTCAAATTTCAATCTTCATCCAAATGAAATGTCATTTTCAATTCATGAGGTAGATACTAATCCCAAAACAACATCTAAGTATAATCAAGATCTTTACTCAGAAATTTTAAACGATACTGCTTCAAATCCAATTGAGGAAGCAATTCCTGGCAGAACTTTAAAGTGGATTGTGACTGAGGATACTACAAATAAAATAATTGGGGTAGTCCGATTTGGATCTCCAACAATTAATTCAAAACCAAGAAATGATTATTTTGGTGAGGTTATTTCACTTTCCAGAATTAACAATGAGTTTGTGATGGGATTTAATATTGTTCCCGTTCAACCATTTGGATACAATTATCTTGGTGGAAAACTTCTCGCTCTTCTTGCTTCTTCCAATGAACTCAAGCGACAATTTGGTCGTAAATATGGAATTGATCTTCAATACTTTGAAACAACTTCATTATACGGTACAACAAAGGGGGTATCCATGTATGATGGTCTTAAACCTTATATTCGACATATAGGAGATACTGAAAGTAATTTTCTCCCACTTTTTCATGATGATTACTTCAAGGAAATGTTCTGGTGGTTTAATAACACTGCAAATGGTGGCGAAAGACTCATCTCTGCAGATAAGTCTTCAAAGAAATTGAAGATTCAAACTAAGATGATTTCTATTATTAGGAATTCCCTAAAAGGTCATTCTAAGTTGAATGAATTCAATTCTTGCATCGAACACGCAAAAACTTTGACTGAAAAGAAAAGATATTATCTTTCTAAATTTGGATATGAACCTCAAGAAGTCATCGAATGGTGGAAGAAAAAGGCATCAAAGAGATATGAAAAACTTAAGTCTGAAGGTCGCTTAAGGACAGAACTTGAGTTGTGGAAACATGGTAATGATTTGGAGATTATTCGATGACTTATGAATTGAAAGATTGGTTGAATTCTATCAACCAAACAAAAAATAATATTATGGATGAAGATCCTACATCTGAAAAAGAATATGCACCTTATATTATCAATCGCTGTCTTTCTGGGCACATTGACTGTTTGATGTTTGCAAATGAAATGAACCAATATCATTTTCTCCCAAAGAAGATGCAATATGACTTTTTTATAAATATTGTGAGAACTAAGAAGAGATTTTCTCCTTGGATCCGTAAAGATACAATCAAAGATCTTGATTATGTGAAACGTTACTATGGTTATAGTAATGAGAAAGCAAAACAGGCTTTGAGGATTCTTACCAAAGAACAACTAACATTTATTAAATCGAAATTTGAAACTGGAGGAACAAAATGAGCGTCGTTCAAGAACCTGTTGTAAATTGGACACCTGACCAAATGGTTGAGGTAATCCTAAATGAACCTGATGACTTTCTGAAAGTTCGTGAGACTTTGACACGTATCGGGGTTGCTTCACGCAAGGAAAAGAAAATCTACCAGTCTTGCCATATTCTGCATAAACAAGGTAGGTATTATCTTGTACACTTTAAAGAACTGTTTGCTTTGGACGGTAAACATGCAAACTTGACTGTAAATGATGTTCAGCGTCGTAATCGTATTGCTCAACTCATTGCTGATTGGGGTCTAGTAGAAATTGTTGATGTTTCTAAGATTTCTGATATTGCTCCATTAAATCAAATCAAAGTTCTTTCTTATAAGGATAAGGGAGATTGGATTTTGGAAACTAAATATAACATTGGCGCTAAAAAGAAAAAGGTTGAGGAAACCGAATGATAAAGAGCGGGTTTCACGACCCGCTTTTTTTGTGAAAGTATTATAATTATATACGGATGCCGAAAGGATCCACAAAACACAAACTCGCTTTTAAAGGAGCTACTATAATGACTAACCTAGCAACATCACGGTTTACTGCGTCCGATCTTCCTGCCTTAATGGATAGGATTACTCGCAATAGTATTGGAATGGATGAATATTTTGACCGTCTATTCAATCTTCACGAAACTACAACGAACTATCCTCCATATAACCTAGTCCAAATAAGTAATGTTGAATCCCATCTGGAACTCGCATTAGCAGGATTCAAGAAAGGAGAAGTAAATGTCTACACAGAGTATGGAAAGCTTTTTATCGAAGGACAAAAATCAGATTCTGAATCGGATAGGACGTTTATCCACAAGGGAGTGGCTAGCAGAAGTTTTAAACGAGCGTGGACTTTATCCGACGATACAGAAGTCCGCGAAGTCAAATTTGAAGACGGACTTTTACGAATAGTGCTTGGTAAAATTGTTCCAGAACATCATACAAGAAAGGACTATCTCTAAATAATAATACCTGAATGGGTGGTTCTTTTCAGGAGGAGGGTGAAAGTCCCTCCTTATTGTAAAGGGAAAAAGAAATCATCATAAAGGTTGGAAAGCGGAAATTATAAATATTTTATGAACCAAGTATCGTCGCCGCAGGGGAGCAACTGGCAAAATCCAGTTGACGCTCCCCCATTTTTTTGCTATAATAAGTTGAGAGGAAAAATTTAAAATGTCAATCAAAATTGCATTGCTAAAATCTGGAGAGAGTATTATTTCTGATGCAAAAGAATTGATTTCTGAAGAAAAATTGTGTGGGTATTTGTTTGAAAAACCACATAAAATCAATATAAATAAAACTATTTTTTTGGCAGAAAATCCATCAACAGATGTTGAAAATTCTATTGATGTAACACTATCCCCGTGGATATTGCTTACACTTGAAGATAAAATAGTAGTTCCACATGATTGGATTGTTACAATTGTGGAACCAATTAAAAGTATAATTGAACTATATGAGGAAAAAGTAAATGGAAAAGCAAGTGAAGTGTCTTCTTTTGAAGGTTGATACTGTATTAATTACTGAAATTGTTGAAGTTGGTTCTGAACTTGGAGAACCAGATTGTAAACTAATTAATCCATATATTCTTAAAAAGGAAATTGCATCTGAGTATTCCTTAGAACCGTGGTTAGATTTTACAAATCAGAAAGAACTTATGATTCATTCTGATAGTATTCTTACTATCGCAGATCCAACTCCAAAAATTGTTGAAAAGTATCTTGAATTGACTGCATAATGCGTTTTTATACAAATGTTCAAATGGTCGGGGATCATTTCTTGGTTCGTGGTTATGAAAATGGAAAACATTTCATGACTCGTGAGAAATTCTACCCGACTCTTTTTGTCCCCTCAAAAAAGAATACCCAGTATCAAACACTGAATGGTGAATATGTTGAAGCAGTTCAACCTGGAACAGTTAGAGAATGTAGAGAGTTTATTAAGAAGTATGATGGTGTAGAGGGTTTTAATATTTCTGGAAATGATCGATATATCTATCAGTATATTTCTGAGACTTATCCAGAAGATGAACTCAAGTTTGACATTAGTAAAATTAAAGTTACAACAATCGATATTGAGGTTGCATCAGAGAACGGATTTCCTGATGTAGAAAGTTCTGCTGAAGAAGTATTACTGATTACCCTTCAAGATTATAATACTAAACAAATTCGTACTTGGGGTCTTGGTAAATTCAATAATCAGCAGAGTAATGTAAAGTATCGTTCCTTTACAAATGAGCACGATTTGTTGAATGACTTTATTAATTGGTGGATGATTGAGGAAAATACACCAGAAGTCATTACTGGTTGGAACAGTGAACTGTATGACATTCCATATTTGGTTCGTCGTATAGATCGTATCCTTGGCGAAAAACTGATGAAACGTATGTCTCCATGGGGGCTGGTGACTGAAAGTGAAACATTCATCTCTGGGCGTAAGCACATCTCTTATGATATTGGTGGAGTTAGTCAACTTGATTATTTGAATCTTTATAAGAAATTTACTTATAAGGCACAGGAATCTTATCGTTTGGATTATATTGCTGAGGTAGAACTTGGGTCGAAAAAACTAGATCACTCTGAGTTTGATACATTTAAAGACTTCTACACCAAAGGATGGCAGAAGTTTGTAGAATACAATATTATTGACGTAGAACTTGTTGACCGTCTGGAAGACAAGATGAAACTGATTGAACTTGCTTTGACAATGGCATATGATGCTAAGGCAAACTATTCTGATGTATTTTCTCAGGTTCGGATGTGGGATACAATTATCTACAACTATCTGAAAAAGCGGAATATTGTGATTCCTCCAAATGTGAGGTCTGACAAGGATTCTAAGTATGCTGGTGCTTATGTAAAGGAACCGATTCCTGGTGTGTACGATTGGGTGGTCAATTTTGACCTCAACTCTCTATACCCCCACTTGATTATGCAATATAACATCTCTCCAGAAACTTTGGTTGAACAAAGACATCCTTCAGTAACTGTGGATAAGATTCTGAATCAAGAGATCGATTTTGAACCTTATAAAGAGTATGCTGTCTGTGCGAATGGTGCAATGTACCGTAAGGATGTTCGTGGATTTCTACCAGAACTCATGGAAAAGATTTACGAAGACCGTACCATTTACAAAAAGAAAATGATTGCGGCAAAACAAGATTACGAGAAAAAGAAAACCAAAGAACTGGAAAAAGAGATTGCAAGGTGTAACAACATTCAAATGGCAAGGAAGATTCAACTTAATAGTGCTTATGGTGCTATTGGTAATCAGTACTTCCGTTATTTTAAACTAGCAAATGCTGAGGCAATTACTCTTTCTGGTCAGGTCTCAATTCGTTGGATTGAAGAAAAAATTAACAAGTATCTAAACAAAATTCTTAAGACAAATGATGTTGACTATGTTATTGCTTCAGATACTGATTCTATCTACCTTAATATGGGTCCTTTGGTGGAGACTGTATACAAGGGAAGAGAAAAAACTACTGAGAGCGTTGTGTCTTTCCTTGATAAGGTCGCTAAGGTGGAACTTGAAAAATATATTGAAAGTTGTTACCAAGAACTGGCGGAATATGTAAATGCGTATGACCAAAAGATGCAGATGAAGCGTGAGAATATTGCCGACCGTGGAATCTGGACTGCCAAGAAAAGATATATTCTAAATGTCTGGGATAGTGAGGGTGTTCGTTATGAAGAACCTAAACTTAAGATGATGGGTATTGAGGCAGTCAAGTCTTCTACTCCTGCACCTTGTCGTCAGATGATTAAGGATGGTCTAAAATTGATGATGAGTGGAACTGAAGAACAGGTGATTGAGTTCATTGATAAGTGTCGTTCCGAATTCAAAAAACTTCCACCAGAGCAGATTGCCTTTCCTCGTACAGCATCCGATGTTCGCAAGTATCGTTCGCATTCGGACATTTATATGAAGGGAACTCCAATTCATATTCGTGGTGCTCTTCTTTTTAATCATTATATTGGAGAGAAAAATCTTACCAATAAATATTCACTTATTGGTAATGGGGAAAAAGTTAAATTTATCTACCTCAAAAAACCAAATATTATTCAAGAAAATATTATCTCTTTCATTCAAGATTTTCCTTCAGAACTTGGACTTGACAAATATATTGACTATGAATTACAATTTGAAAAGAGTTTTCTTGAACCACTTAAGTCTATTCTTGATGCAATTGGATGGAATGTGGAAAAAACTGTAAACCTTGAATTATTTTTTTCTTAATGGATTTACCTATTAACGACAAAGAATTAGATACAATTGTGAAAGCACTTGGATTTGGTGGCGATGGTGCCCTTTACCACAAACTTAAATTGGTTAGGGAACTTAGAGAACAAGGTTTGCCTTACAAAAAAATACTTCGTGAAGAATATGGAATGGTTATATGAATCTACCCATTAACGAATCTGAATTTAATTATATACTTGAATCTGTTAAATTAAATAAACAATTATATAATAAACTTTGGACATATTGGTTCAATTACAAATATCAAAATGGTAAATAAATATGGATTTTCTTAAAGACATTGTAAAAGAAATTGGAGGCGAATATACTCAACTTGCTTCCGATATTGATGAGACAGAAACTTATGTTGATACAGGTTCATACATTTTTAATGCACTGGTTTCAGGTAGCATATTTGGTGGTGTATCTGGGAATAAGATTACTGCTATTGCTGGAGAGTCTAGTACTGGAAAGACTTTTTTCTCTCTCGCCGTGGTTAAGAACTTTCTTGATACTCATCCCGATGGTTACTGTCTCTACTTTGACACTGAGGCTGCTATCACTAAATCTCTTTT